CCTGTGTGATTAGCTACTTGACTATAAGCCCTAGCCGTATTCCCTGTGCCTTCTTGGTCTATATCTATTTCAGCATTACTACAATTATGAGTAGTGTATGTGCCTTGAGATAAACCACACCAAACCCTAGCCGTATTACTTGAGCCAATTTGGTCAATATGTATAAGGGAAGAACTGCCTTTCGTTCTTATCTCAACATTATTATCTCCCGCATATAAGTTCAAGCTAATCAGACTGATTAATAATAATCTCATTTTCCCCTCCTCCATTGGTTGTAATACTAATCTGTTTTCCAGCAGAAAGAATTTGAATATTGTATCCTCCTGCCTTATCTAATTCCAAATCAATTGTATTTTCAACTTGTCTAAATAAAGTAAGTATTTCGCCCTCTACAAAAGTATACACTTGAGCGTTTGGATCAAATCCAGGGATAATACCTTCTATTTTCACCCCATCTAACTCACCCTCGTCACCGTCATCTTTGCCGCCTGCGGCTACTGTTTCAATCATTTCTAATAAGTCTTGTAGAAAGTCTACGGCTAATAAGTCAATGTCTAGCCTTGTTATCTCCTCTTCCAACTCATCTTTTGATAAATCGCTGTCATCATCCAGATCATTTTCTTCTAAAAAGTCAGCGTCTAATACATTGCTTGATGTGCCGCTTTGTTCATCAACCGCCTCTTGTACCTCGTCAGGTGGATTTACAATCAATAAGTTATCTATAAAATTTAAGGATAAATTAGCCAGAGTGACCGCTTTTGTGGGCGGACTCTCAGCAACGCTAACCATAGTAGCTTGGAACGGTTGGTTTAGAACTTCTGTGCCTGCTATTGTTTCTACGCTTATAGACCCAGAGGTTGTACCATCTGCTTTAGGTAGCAAAATAATTAATGATCTGCCCAGTTCATCCACGGTGGTTGTAAAGTCTGTGCCTCGAATAAAGATAGAAGCCGAAGGTGTTTCAATGGAAATATTCTCTTTATCTATTTTTCCCAACGCGCCAGTAATAAAACGGGCGGTTCCGCTTGCCATCTTGAGTGCCATTTTGCTCTTAGATGGATCAGGGTCAAATATGTATTCATCAATAATAATTTTAGAATGTTCAGTAAGACGAATGACAGAAGAATCGAGAAACGTAATGCCAAGCCTACCGTTACCAGTGCGCACATCATCGTAACTAAGAATATCCAGAGAAGCTCGTGCCAATAATCGATCTGTTTGATCTGCTCGTAAAACTTCTCCATTTCCTCTAAGTTCCGATATTTCTCCTATCTCAGAATAAGCGTTAGGTATAAAAAGAAGTAATATTAACAGCCACTTGTGCATTGGTCTACATCTATAGTCCCATTGCTTGTCGTCGCTGTTATTACAACAACATCTGATACACTACCAGTGCTATTGGTTTGATCTATGTCTATGTTATTAGTGCTGCCCGTTATAACGGCAGTTATTGAATGATCCGCGTTACCTGTTTGCGTGGTGTCAATGTCGTTTGAATCCCCGTCCACATTCCAGTTGTTTATACAACCGACAACCTCACAAGTTGCATTAATATTATTTGAAGTACCCGCCACCACTATATCTTGATTACCTGCGGTTGCTGTCGCTGCTGCACCCTGAGTCATTGTTAAAACATTAGAGTCCCCTGTTGCCGCATAATCAAAGTCTGTATTGGCAACATCGCCCGTCGCCCCTAGTGCTAGAGTGGTTGTATTACTGTCGCCTGTTGTTGTCGCTGTAAACGAAGTGCTCGCCCCTTGAGCAACTGAGGCAGCCATGGTGTTTGAGTCTCCTAGTTGGTCAATGTCCACCGTCATGGATGCTCCAGCAAACGTGGCTCTGGCTTGTGATGTACCGACCTTGTTGGTATCACCAATTTGATCGATGTTCATGGTTAGTCCTGTACCGCTTTGTGTAATATATATATCGTTATTGCCCGCATAGGTAAAAGACATAACAAATAATAAAGTCAAAGCAATTATTTTGTATCTTTTTCTCATCATAATAGATCACCCACCCTAAGTTTACCTAATTTTTTCATAATTGAAAATCCCATAAATCTTCTTCAATTCCTATTTGTACTAAATTATAAACGGCTTCTTCTATCGCCACCTTAGTTGCATAGCCCATTGCTTCGTTTTCACTGTACCCTGTTTCTACTTCAACTAATTCGGTACCCATTTCTATAAAACGAAAAATATCTCGGCTTACTCCCGCACTTAATACCGTTTTAGAGACCATAGTATTTAAAATTACTTCGCCTGTTTGTACTAATACCGCCCTTAAAGACACGGTAATTTCGTCTTTTCGCCACTGGTTTTTTGAGCCAATACCTAAATATCTTGCTCCGTTACCACCTGTTCCTATGTTTGTATCGTATTGAATAATTGCGCCTTCTATAATAATTCCAGCAAATAACAAAGGTTTAAGTGTATTACCGTTCTCACCGTCATAGGTTTGTCGGGTGCTTTTTATAAGCTGTCGCTCTCTAGTTAGAGCGTCTAAATTATTACGCTCCACGACCACAAACCAAGACCCTTTACCTGCGGTTCTAAGCGAATCAATCAAATAATGGTCTGCACCTTGCGTTACTGCGGTGCTAAATAAAGCCATTTTCTGTGAGCTTTTACGTTGTCCTGTTAAGTCCTGAAACTTATACACAGCCACCACTGCTTGCCTTTCTGGAGGAGGAAGATTAATAAGATTCTCATGAGTAGGATGAATAATTTTCGCTTCTTCAACGCACTCTAAAAAACTAGCACATCCTGTATGACCGACAGGAGCAAAATTAGCGCAGCTATAAAGCAACGGCAATAATAAAACTAAATACCACACTCGTCCGAACATATCCCAAATATCCCCACAGGAATAATAATCTCAGTTATTGTCCCGTTTTCATCAATAACAGTGAGCGTTATATTAATTCCGTCATTAACAAACTTTATAGTGCTGCCTTCCAACACGATACTGCCCCCAGTTCCACCTTTCTCAGAATCAAACAAAGACTCCGCTATATCCCTTGAGAGTTGGCTATATACTCTACTTTCAAGGTTTCTTAAAAACTTAGCCAACGTGGTGTTATCCGCTTCTCTCTCCGCTTCTTTTAAAGCGTTTTCAATATCTTCTGCTATCTCATCCCTACGAGATTTTTCTTGTTCATCAATGGTTAAATAGTGGGAAGACGTACCAATACCACTAAAGCTGGGGCTTTTAAACTCTTGAACTATCTCATCTCCAGAGACTGTTGCTGTAGCCCCTAGTAGGATAATGATCAAATAATATGACAACCACTTCATTTCTTTTTCTTTTCGTTTTCTTTCATTTGTAATACCGTATTGACTTTTTCCTGGAGTCGAATCATATCGTTGTCCAGCATTCTTATTTGGTCAATAAGTTTAATAAGAGTAATGTGCATATCTTTAATGGTGGGGGTTATAACCCTTGTAATCATAACCCAGACAAAGTAAACAAAGTAACCAAGACCAACCATCGCCACAATCGGGAACCCAAAGTCTGCGATTAACTGTGCTATATTCATTAGTCTCTTCTGGCATCTATGGTTCCATCTTCTACAAAGTTTTCAGTTCTAGCTATTCTATCAAGGTCTGGTGTCAATTCCAAAGCAGAACTGACGCTAGTATCTAATCGAATCATGTCGTTGTTTATAGTTTTAACTCTGGTGATTAGACTCTCAGTAAAGCCTTTGAGGGTATTAATTTGATTCACTACCCCACCCATAATCTGTTTCATAATAATAAAGATAAACGCACCTGCTACCAAAGCTCCTGCGATAGGCGCTCCAACTTCTGCAATTAAAACAAATACATCATTCATAGGGAGAGGGATCAAACAGCCCTTTATCAATTAGTTTTTGTCTATTAACAAGATGCTCTGCCTCAATGTCGTCTTTGCTTTGACCGTGATATTTTACGGCATGATGTTCTTTTATCATCAGTTCATTAATGTTAATGTCCTCAACAACCATTTCCCCAAGAACCCGACCAAATTTACCTTTCTTATCCTTTCTCGTTCTTATAACCACACCACCTTTGTCTAAATAAGATTTGAGAAAGTCTTTGCTTATAAGCCCTCTTGCCTTTTCGTCTTTATCTCTGGTGCGTGATTCTGGGGTGTCGATACCGAATAAACGAACACGACTAGAATAAGCAATATCAAACCCAAGATCAATAACCACATCGACGGTGTCGCCATCAACAACTCTTTTTACTTCGCAATTATACTCGTACATTTTTTCCTCCTATAAAGAAATAGTAGTTGCCCCATTAGTTGAAACAGTTAAAGAACCTAGTCCCGTAACTCCTTCTACTCCTCGTTCTGTTCCTGTGTAAAGATCTGTCCAAAAAGAACCGGTCCATAACTGTAATTGGCTTGTGGATAAATTCCAAATAATATCTCCTGATTGGAATTGATTTCCATTTCTTTGTGTTTCATTAACATTTAGAGTGGCGTCTATATCCACTCTATTTAGACTAAGCTCTAAAACCCTTACTAATCGGTTAAATGTTTCAGGAGAAAGTTCATCAAAAGCTATGGGAAGTTTTGTTTCTAAAAGTTTTGCCATTATCGTCTGCCGTCAGGTCTAAATCCTATTCTCATTGCCCCTAGTCTAAAACTCATACCTGTAACGCTTGTATCGTCATCATTAGATTGTACTCTAAGCACGGCTTGGCGTCCTCTAAAACGGGTGTCAATCTTTTTAGTTACAGAAGTGCAAGAACTGGTGCTGTTTGTAGCTAAACTCTCTCCTGGATAATTTCTTTGCTTTAAAATAATTTCCGCCGTTTGTCCAGAACTGCCTGTGCCTGCGCTGCCTATAAATTTAATATCAGGAATAATCTTATCAATAAATTGAAATTCTCCTCCTGCAGGTTCAATATCGAAATCACTAGACTCTATAAAGACATTAGTCATAGCAGAGCCGTCTGCATCGTTTCCTGTTTCATGATCATATAAATAACCCGTATCGGAACTTGAGGACGTTGCCATAGGCACACTAAAGATCCCCTCGTCAAGCCACGTGGTTCGAGTAAGCTCCCCTATAGTCCAAACATTTTCCTCATAATTATAAACCACATATTTATCAATAACTGTTTCTCCTGAAGAACAATAAAACCAACCCACTTCATCAAAGGCTTTATTAAGGAATCCAAAAATTTGATGTGTTTGTGTTTGGTTTAAGTCTGAAAAAACATATTCATCTACTGTACATATAAGCTGAGTTATATTTCCACCATAACTATAAAAGCCTTTTTTATCCATCCAAAAAACACCTTTAGGAGTATTAACCATGGCATTAGGTCCAACTAAACCAACGCCCTCATTAACTAGATTAATACTAAAGGTAAAAGGCTGACCTACAAAAGTCATTGAATATAGAGAAGTGTCTGTCCAAATTAAAGTTTCTTGCCGTGCTCTAGTTGCACCAATAATAGCTGCCCCTGCAGATAATCTAAAAGAACCCGCAGTGTTAGTAGATTTTGGTTCCCATTCAGTAGCGTTTTCCTGATCAGACCAACAAATAAACATTGGATCAATTGTTCCAGTTCTAGCTGTTCCTCCATCATTTAAAGGATCTGCGCCAAAACAAATAATATGTCGATCTATATCACTAACTAGCGTCTGTGTGGCTAACGTAGGGGCTAAATTAGCGCCGCTAAGATCACTTAAGGCTACGGCTCTATCGGTGCCTAGAGTTTTAGCGCTAGTGTCCCAATAATAAACACCAGAAGAACGAGGGTTTATTATTAAGTCTTCCCCAAAATTATCCTCTGACCAAATTCTTAATTGATTTGTAGCCCCTAAAGTACCTGCACTACCAAAAGTACCATCATTCCAAGAACCAATACCCCAACCTGTGGAAGGCACATAAACATCTAAGCCGACATTAATCTGATAGGCTCCAACCACACTTGATCCACCATTACCACTATCACTACTGTTAGCTGTTACGGTGTCCCCGTCAGTGTCTTTAGCTTCAATGGTATAGCTGTTTGCGTTAACAATAGTTGCAATTTGATACTCTTGATTTAAAACATTGGCAGTAATTAAGCCACCTAAACTGGCAGCCCCGCTAAAAGTAACAAAATCATTTTTAACCGCACCATGGCTGGAATCTGTAACGGTAATCGTAGCGTCTCCGTTGGTCGCAGAAAAGGTTACATCTCCCGCAGAGGTGGTAGCCCTAATAGGAGTTATATCATAAAAATTAGCCCCTTCTTTTATATAATATTTCCAAGTAGTGCCTAGTCCTAGAAATTTAGTCCCCGCCACGCTTACCCAAGCATGGAGAGAACGTCCTGTTGATTTAAAAGTATTTGTGGTGTTTTTTGCCCAACCGCCAATCTTCTCAGGCAATCCTTTGCGAAAACGTACTAGATTAGAATTAAACCAACCTCCCTCATTAGAGTAGTCAGTTCCTTCTCTATTAATCCCTGGTCTGAATATAAGTTTCTGTAAAGGCAAAACATGCTCCTATTTCATTTAAAGCCACCCGAAAGAGCGAAAGAGATCCCAAAGCACATAGGCAAAGCAAATCCAAAACCCCTTACGATAAAAGACATAGTTCTCATACAAAGGTTTGGATATTTTTTCTAGGTTATATAGCTCTTTCACTCATGCTTCCTACCCCTTATCTTTCGCTCTGCCTATATTTAATGCACATAGATCGATTAATTTATAGAGCTTACCGATCCAAACATCATCCTTGGGTGTAGGTGTTATCGCAGCAATAATGCTGCTCACACTAATTATTGCCATAATAATGGCTAAAGCATTTCCAATTGTTTGCATAATTATTTCCTCTTTTTATTAAAAAACTATCCACCAAATATTATTCCAGCCATGCCAACCACTAAAGTAACAAGCGTAGCCAAAATAAAATGCTCAAGTCGCTTAACTCGATGTATTACTTCAAGCCATCGTTCAGCACAAACTGCTTCATGGCTTTCTATTTTAGTATACACATTAGCTATACGACTTTGCATATCCATTTCTAAATCTGCAATTTTGCTCATGCTGCTTCCTCAACCTCCCAACAATTAAGGTTAGAAGCCACGGTTCGTCTTTCACCTTCGCCTTTAAATGGATAAACCATGTGCGAGAGCCAAGACGGGAAAATATATAGTTTGCCGACTTCGGGCTTTACTTCAAAACTCTGGGGCGGTCTAAGTCGTTCTACGTTCATTATCTCGTTACGACCATAGTTAAAGCACAAGTAGCCATCACAAACCCCTGACGCATTGTATTTACTATACAAAGAGTCCCCAGCAGTCGGTTGATCTAGTATCTGTTGTGGCACTTTAGTCCAAGCAGTTGTTGATATACCCATAATGGTTTTAGTGCCGTGATCGTGTATCGGATTGTAATCACCTTCGTAACTGTGTACCGACCATGTTTCATCCACTGCGACCTGTCTGTTCTTAGATAACATAGACCCTGTGTTTTGCATAAAGTGGTTTATATACTGAGCGCCTAGACTGGTAACGAATTTAGAATAAGAACGAACCTTCTCATGCTCTGGGTCCATGTTCAACTGTTCGCCTTGAGCAATCTGCCCTACTAAAGTCCCTGCTAACGATTCTTTATCTTTGGATTCTCGTAGTTCATCCAAATAGTCGTTTAAATCAGTGACCATTGCCTCTGGCATCTGGGTTTCCAATACGAAAACCGCAGGCATGTTCCAGATATTGACATCAATATCTGTCTCCTCGACAGGCTTTGCCTTCTTCTTTTTAGCCATTTCTAGCTAGAAGGTACGGCAAAGGCTTCGTCTGGTACTGCTGGTGTAGCGGGACTAGTAATTACTGAATCCACTTGACTCGCAAAAACTGTGTCCCAATGTGAAGTTGGACACATTGCGGTCAAAGCTGCCAGATTAAACGAGCTTTTAGCTGCTGCGGTGAAATCACCATCGGCTGCTACGGCTTGATGACTGAATACAGACTTGTAATAAGTTGCATCGCCTTCACTGTCGTTCTCGTAAGTCATTTCTAAATCCCACATTTGAGCCTTACTGGACTTCACATGGGGAATAGATTTGGTTAGCTTTTTAGTTACTGCCATTTTTTATTCCTCTATTTTAGATTTTAATTGCTCGACTTCTGCCGAGAGTTCTTGGACTGCATTGACTAAGACTGTAACAAGCCTTTCGTATTTCATTCCATATCTTGTGTCATCATCTGTTAAATTAACAAACAACATATCTTTTTTATCATTAGCAAACCCAATTTCTTCTTCTAATGCTTTTATATCTTGTGCTAAGAACCCTACATGAGTTACATCGTCTTTTTTACTTCCATCGGGTGTTACGGATAAGTCATCGCTATACCAACTTCTTCTGTCCCATTTATAAGTAACAGGCTTCATTTTGTTTATAAAAGACAAGCCAACATCAAAGTTTTCTATATCAGCTTTATCTCTTTTATCAGAAGAACTAATTGACGTTTGAGTACAGTATAAAGCGCCTACATTCTCATCACCTAAAACAATATTATTACTGCCTGTCGTAATATTACCACCTGGACTTCCTGTAATTCCTGCGTCTTTTCCTAAAAAAAGATTATTAGTACCAGTAGTTACATTTAATCCAGCATCTTTACCCAATGCTGTGTTTGAATTTCCTGAAGCATCTCTTAAAGCATCTACGCCCACTGCGGTACTATTAGAGCCTGTAGTTATTGATTCTAAAGAACCTTGCCCTACTGCCGTGTTGTTTGCTCCATCTGTGTTTGCTAATAATGCTGCCCAACCAACGGCTGTGTTGTATGAAGCACTTGTATTAGCTGTCAATGCTTGATAACCAACCGCTGTGTTATAACCACCAGTACAAGCTGTTAAAGCAACTTTACCAACCGCTGTATTGCCCGCTGTTGAAGTAAGAGTAGATAAAGCACTCTCGCCTAGAGCCACATTATTAGAGCCATCGATTGATGCGTCTAAAGCTAAATAACCAATAGCAATGTTGCTTGCTCCTGTTGTATGTGCAGCAAGTGCTTCTCTACCAATTGCTAGGTTGTAAGACCCCGTGGTGTTTGCTGTTAAAGCACTGTGACCAATTGCTGTATTCTGTGCACCTGTCGTATTTGCGTCTAAAGCATAAGCACCAACAGCTACATTGCCTGTTCCTGTGGTGTTTGCTAATAAAGCTGACCTACCAACGGCTGTATTGCCAGAAGCTGTGGTATTTGATGCTAATGCACCTCCGCCTACTGCCGTATTGTTAGCCCCAGTTGTATTGGCTTCCATTGCATCGTTACCAATAGCAGTGTTCACGTCTCCTGTGGTATTTGCTGTTAAAGCACCATAACCAAAAGCGTTATTGTAAGAAGCAGTTGTATTGGCATCTAGTGAATTTGTACCTACAGCCACATTTCTTGTGCCTGTGGTGTTGTACAACAAGGCATCTTTACCTATAGCAATATTATTTGAGGCAGTTGTGTTTGTAGCTAAAGCCTGCATTCCTATTCCAATATTTGATGCTCCAGTGGTGTTTGCTGTTAAAGCATCTAACCCAACAGCCACATTATTTGAAGCTGTGGTATTAGCTATTAAAGCATCTTTACCAACGGCTACGTTTCCAGTACCTGTGGTGTTTGCTGCTAGCACGTCTTTACCAATAGCTACGTTGTTTGCACCTGTGGTGTTTGCTACCAGAGCCAGATCACCAACGGCTACGTTGTTATTTGCTGTCGTGTTAGCGCTTAATGCGCCATATCCAATCCCTATATTTTGAGCGCCAGTAGTGTTCGCGTCTAATGCTGCTGGACCAATAGCCACGTTTTGATTGGCTGTAGTATTCGCTACTAAAGCACCATGACCAATAGATATATTGTTACGACCTGTTGTATTAGCCTGTAAAGAAGTAGAGCCTATTGCTAGGTTTTGATCGCCTGTGGTGTTCGCTGCTAAAGCACTTTTACCAACTGCTACGTTGTTTGAAGCTGTGGTGTTAGAGTCTAGTGCGCCTTGACCGACTGCTGTGTTAGAAGCGCCTGTTGTGTTTAAAAGTAGTGCGTCTGTTCCAACGGCTGTGTTATAACTCGCAGTCGTATTCGCTCCGAGAGCATTGTTTCCAACCGCAACATTACTTGCGCCTGTGGTTGCAACATCTAATGCCGATGCTCCTAATGCTGTATTATATGAACCTGTAGTTAATGCTGCGCCAGCGCTTTTACCAACGGCTACGTTTTCTGTTCCTGTGGTGTTTGCTGTTAAAGCAGCATAGCCAACTGCTGTGTTATTAGCAGCTACGTTTACTTTTAAAGCAGCATAACCAACTGCCGTATTGCTTGATGTGGTTATATTTGTTCCAAGTGCTTGATGCCCTACAGCTACATTGTATGTGCCTGTGGTATTGGCATCTAGTGAATATGAACCAATTGCCAAATTTTCAGAGGCAGTCGTATTATCGTTAAGCGCATCAAAACCAATGGCAATATTATCTGCGCCCGTTGTATTAGCTGCTAAAGCTGATCTGCCAACGGCTGTGTTTCTACTAGCTGTAGTATTTGCTACTAAAGAATTAAGACCAACAGCAGTGTTATCAGCACCTGTGGTGTTTGCTGATAAAGAATATGTACCAATTGCAGTATTGCTGTGAGCCGTTGTATTAGCGTCTAAAGCAGCATTACCCACCGCTACATTGTCTGCACCTGTGGTATTTGCAGCCATTGCCGAACTACCGATTGCAGTATTAGTACCAGCAGTCGTATTCGCTCCGAGAGCATTGTCTCCGATAGCGGTGTTGTCTGAGCC